ATCGGGACGTCCTTGACGTTCTAAGTGCCTTTCATCGGCGTAGGGCTCAACCCCACGCTTAAGAAAGTACTTAAGCAGGGCCCATTCGTCTCCCAAGTGTGAATTCGGGATACGAACTCGGACTACGTAACCCCTAACCAAGGGGTGTTGGTAGTCGTCATGAAGTCTGTCTTCGGAGAATCCTAAGACAGTTTCACGGCCAAGCACAGGAGATGTACGAAGCACGTTAGGAAAAGGTATCAATTTTTCCAAAACGTGATCTAAGTAGCTCGCTGTCCCCCAATAGCCAGACCAATAGGCCTGGTTACGAAGAGACACTAGCGAGATCAGCTCCTGGAAGTCTGTGCGTCGTTCAGGGAGAACACGTCGAACACGAAATAGTGTAACATCGTGTCCGTCGAAATACTCCTTGCCACAACTCTCTCTGAATTTTCCAACCCAGAAAGACTTGTTGTGGTTAACTTTGAAGCCGAAAAGCTCCAAAGCCTCAACGACGTATGGCACAAATTCTATAGGGACAATCAAGTCGTCCCCATAGACACGCACCCTACCTCTCATCGACGAAATGTCTTTGAGAGTAAGGCGTCGTCCGAGCTTTGACTGAATCCCGAAGAAGATGCACGTAAGAAATACGCACTCCTCCAAGGGGAAGGTCAAAGCTGATCCCATAGACGCGAACTTGACCAAGGGAAGAATCCCGTGGCCAGGAACATCAGCTCTACTCGATCTTGTGGCCAAAACAGCCTGACTAAGGCTGGGATGGTTACACAGGAGCGAGAGTACGAGCTGTAGGGAAACACGATCGGAAGCTTCACTCAGATCGAGTGTTGCTAACCCCTCTGGGTTGGGGAATATACACTCAATACAAAGAGAGCCTTTCTGTGCCATACGCTGGTTGGGCGTTTGGTCAGTAAATCCGATCATGTCTTGAATCAGAGAATCCGACTCAAGACAATCAACCATTACCTCCATCAGCCCCTGCTGCATGTATTGCATGCAGGTAGGTTCGATAGCGATAATGCGAGGTGTTTTCGCCGTCTTAGGAACTGAAACTACCCGAACGGGTCGTTCAGAACCAGGATCCAGCCACTCGAGCTTGTCCAAGCTACGCGTGAACCGATAACTCGGAACCAAATTTTCCATTGCTGGAAAGATGGCTTCGAGCCGGTCGGTCCACTCATGCTGAACAAACTTCGCGTTTCCGCGAAGCCTGTCTGCAG